ATCTATCGAACAAAGATATATTTGGTGATAGATACAATAATCCAAATGACGAAGAACAAGAACTTAAATTGGAATTGACTGAATCAATTGATGTTGGTGAAATGGCTGATAAAATATTTGCCATCTTTGATGCTGGTGATACCGCATCAAAAAAACTTTCGCTGAAGATTTGGGTCGATATTGAAAACGCTCTAGGTGATTCTAAAATAAATACTGGAGATGCAACACCAGAAGAGCTTATACAAAAATTGGGTGTTAATAACCCACATGTTATAGAAACATTATATACCAAATATGTTATGGGTAAGGGGGCATAAAATGTCACAATTATTAATTGAAACATTAAATCCTTCTGTTGCAAAGTTACAAGAATCAAAAACAGATGGTAAAAGTTGGTATTTAGATGGTATTTTTATGCAAGCAGAACAAAAGAATGGAAATGGCAGAATTTATCCAAAATCGGTACTTACTGAAGCTATTGATAAAATATCTGATAAAATGAGTGATGGATATACTGTTTTGGGTGAATTAGAACATCCAGAAGTATTAACTATAAATCTTAATAATGTTTCTCATATTATCGAGTCTTTAAGATGGGATGGAAACAATGTTATTGGTAGAGCAAAAATTTTAGATACCCCAAAAGGTGAGATTGTTAAAGCTTTAATGAAAGAAGGTATTAGACTTGGTGTATCATCAAGAGGTTCTGGTTCAACAAAGTATGATAATGATATTACTTTAGTTGAGTCTTTTAATCTAATTACGATTGATATTGTTGCTACACCAAGTGCTCCAGCAGCATTTCCAAATAGTTTACAAGAATCATTAAATTTGATATATAATAATCCAAAAATTGTTACATTAAGTGAAGCTGTTGTTGAAGATGCATCTGCTCAGAAATATTTTGCGCAGGAAATCAAGAACTTTTTGAATTCTGTAATAAATAAAAAGAAATAAACAAAAAGATTGTTAAAGGAGTAAAGTATGATGAAAGAAATCTTAAAACCATTATTAGAAAATGATGTGTTGTCTGATGATGTAAAAGAAGCTTTAGAAACTTCATTAACTGAAGCACTTGCAGCAAAAGAAAAAGCTGTAAGAGCGGAAGTTGAAGGGGTTGCTAGAACTAATTTTGAAGCTGCTAAAACTAAATTTGAAGAAACATATAAAATGTTAGAAGCAACATACATACAAAACAAGATTGGATGAAGCAAAATCAGAGATAACATTAGCTAAAAATGAAATTGAAGTGTTAGCAGAAAAAGTAGAAGAGTTGGAAACTAAACCGTTTGTTAATGTATCTGAATCTGATATGACAGATGCTGAAACAACATTAACAGAAGAGTTAGAAGCGAAATATGAAGCTGCATTTGATTTAGCAAAAGAAAAATTTAACAACACCTTTGAATTAGTTGTTGAATCAAATGCATCAGTAATTTCTGAATTAGAAATTAAATTAGATGAAGCTACTGAAATCATTGATACATTATCTAAAAAAGTTGCAGATTTAGAAGATAAATTGGATGAAACTGAAACAGAATTATCTGAAGCATTAGTTGAAGATAAAATTGCTGATGCAATTGCTACAACAGAAGAAAGAATGAGAGCAGAAGCTGCAGAAAAAATTGAAGCTATTAAAGAAAGTTTAGTTACATCTACTGAGATTTTCTTAGAACAAGAATTATCTGAAGTTAAAGCTGATAAAGATGAACTTATGAAAGAAACACAAGGTAGAGAATTATTAGAATCTATAAAAGGTTTAGTAAAACAATATTGGGATATTGATTCAGAAGTTGCAGAAGAAATTTTAGAAATGAAAAAAGAGTCAGAAGCAAAAGTTGAACAATATAAAGATATGTTGAAAAAAGAACATAAAAGATTAGAAGAATCTCAACAACAAGTTAATACTTTGAAAAAGAAAGTTATCGTTGAGTCTAAAAGCTCAGTTTTGTCAGCTGATAAAAAAGAAGCTTTAGAAAAATTAGCAGAAAATATTGATGCTGATAAACTTGAAACTAAGATTGATGCTTTAATGGAGTCGGTTATTGATACATTTAATGCTGGTTTTTCAAAAAAAGCTGTTGTCCCTGTGATTAATAAAAAAATAAATGATACATCATTATTAACTGAATCAGTTAATACAGCTATTAGTTCTGGTAATTCTGATATGAAACCATCTGATGAATTAGCAAATTTATTAGCTTTAGCAGGTGTTAAGTAAGGTTTAGATAAAAAATTCATAGAAATATGAGTTTTTTTCTTTAAAAGTGATAATTTTTTAATTATCAATATAAATAAAATTGAAATAATAAAAACAATAAGTTCTTTAAAGGAGATAACAACATGGCAAACGTACAACCAAAAATGTTAGTAGAATCATTATTAGAAGGTGTAGCAGAAGGAAGAAAAGATAGCATGAGAGTTATCTTGGAGAACCAAGCTAAATACGCTGAATCTTTAAATGAGGCTACATTTTCAGGAGCAATCAAATCTGTTCCAAAATTAATTATGCCTTTGGCAAGAAGAGTAATGACAAATGTTGTTGCTGATCAATTAGTAGGTGTTCAACCATTAAAAGAGAGAACAGGTATTTGTATGTCTCTTAAATATGTTTATGCATCTGATTCAGCAATAGATTTAGGATCTGCAGATTTAGCTAACGCTGAAAAAAACAGATATAATGCATTAGTATCAAATGATCCAGATGCACCACAAGCATCTATTGGTGGTACTAATAATACCATTGTAACATATCCTGCTGGCGCTGAAGTGTCTTATGTATCTGGTGTAAACCAATATGCTAAGAAAGTTTCAACTGAAGATGGTGAACAAATGAGTTTAAATCCAATTGGTAATACAAAAGATTTTAATCCATTTAAAGAAACAACTTTAAAATTTACTCAAACTACTGTTACTGCAAAAACTAGAAAATTAGCTGCTCAATGGTCTTTAGAAGCTGCACAAGATGCTCAAGCTTCATTAGGAATTAATATTGAAAAAGAAATGATTACTGCTTTAGCACAAACTATTGCAAATGACATTGATAGAGAAATATTAACATCAATTGAAGCTAAAGTTGGATACACTGCAAACTATGATTATGCAAATGTTTCTGGTACTAACTCAATGGCTGAGAAATATCAAGCAATGTACACTAAAGTTTTAGAGGTTTCTAACCAAATCGCTGTAAGAAATAGAAGAGGTGCTGCTAACTGGATGATCGTTAATCCTAATGTTTTAACAATCTTACAAACATTAAAATCTTTTAATTTTGCACCAACAACAAGTACATATGTTGACCCAACAAATATTGGTTTAGCTGGAACAATTGAAGGAAGATTTAAAGTATTTACTGATATTATCAGATCATCTGATGATATTTTAATGGGTTATAAAGGAAATTCTGAAACTGATGCAGGTATTATTTATATGCCTTATATTCCACTAGAAGTTTCTCCAACTATTTTAGATGGTAATTCATTTATGCCAAGAGTAATGTTGAGTACAAGATATGGTATCGCTGATAACATGTTAGGTGCTGATGCATACTATGGAAAAGTAAACGTTTCTTTATAAGATCCTGCTGAAAAACCCTTCCCTCAGGGTGGGGATGCAGCGACAAAAATAGTTTATTTAATATATTATACATAACTTTATCTTAAAATTACTAAAATTAATGTAAAATATGTATGTAAACTAAAGGGATAATTTGAAATTTAAATTATCTTTCAATACCATTAAATGGTATGCTGTTGGTCTCTGGTACAGAAGACCTTGATTTCCAATCGGACATCTAAATCTTTGTTAGTCCAAGCTTACGTTTGGCATTAGAAACACCGACCTTTAGGACGGTGCAGTTCACAAGAAACTTAACTTTAATTTGTTAATAAAAGATAGATGATTAATTCATCTAGCTTTTTTAATGTTCAAAAAAAATGTAAAATTATGATATGAATATACCTGATTATCTTATATCAAAATCAAAATTGATAAACCCTTCTCCAAATAGATTTATATTTTCTGCTAAACAATTTTTAATTAACTACTCTATAGAAAATAATTTTGAAACAACTGATTTAAAAATTATATTTTATATGTATATTAATAATGTAAAATCTGTTCCAAAATGCACATTTAATGGTTGTAACAACACTGTTAGATTTATTTCATTTAGTCAAGGTTTTTCAAGAGGATGTACTCACATACACGCAAAGAAGATTGCTACTATAGAAAAATTTGGGGTTGATACTCCATTTAAATCGGAAAAAATACAACAAAAAGTTAAAAAAACATTTCTTGAAAAATATGGTAATGAAAAACCATGTTTAACAAATAACTTTAAAAAAGTTATGGTCGAAAAATATGGTACAGAATTAGCCATGAAATCAAATATTGTAAAACAAAAACAACAAACAACATTATGTAAAAAATATGGTGGTATTGGTTCTGGAAGCTCAATAATATCTAAAAAAGTTCAAGAAAAAAGATTAGTAACCTTCTTTAAAAAAATTGATTCTTTAAATTATCCAGCTATAAGATTGTTTGATATTTCGGAATTTAATGGTGTTAAAGGGTATGACAAAAAATATAATTGGATGTGTAAACAATGTAACACCATATTTACTGCACATATAACCGATGGTGCTTTACCATTATGTCATAAATGTTATCCACGAATGAGTTCTGGTATTTCTAGAATGGAGCAAGAATTATTTGAAACTATCAATTGCAAAAATAAAATACAATCAAACAAAACAATTTTAAATGGTAAAGAATTAGATATTTACATGCCGGATAATAATCTGGCTATAGAATTTAATGGTATGTATTGGCATTCAGAATCGAATGGTAAAGGTGAAAATTATCATTTAAACAAAACAATGAAATGTGCAGAAAAAGGGATACAATTAATTCATATTTTTGAAAGTGAGTGGTTGGAAAAAAAGAATATTGTTCTTTCAATAATTCATGCAAAGCTCAACATATTTAGTAATAGACTGTATGCAAGAGAATGTGTTGTTAAAGAGATTGATAGTCAGTCTAAAAATTTGTTTTTAGAAGAAAATCATCTTCAAGGTGCCGATGATTCCTCTGTTTACCTTGGGTTATTCTATAATTATGAGTTGGTAAGTGTAATGACTTTTTCAAATAATAAATCAAGTGAACCACACCAATATGTTATGAACCGATTCTGTAGTAAGATCAATAATCAAATAATCGGAGGATTTAGTAAAATGCTTTCATTTTTCATTAAACACTTTAATCCTACAATAATTATAAGTTATATAGATAGAAGATATTCGGTTGGTTTAGTTTATGAAAAAAATGGTTTTAAAAAAGAAAAGGTATTATCCCCAAATTTTTTCATAATAAATGGTGAAAAAATTTGGGATTGTGGAATATGTGTTTACATGTGGTACTCTAGTATCAATGAATAATATTATAATCCTAAAGTTTCTTCAGTCCATATATCAAAAATATATCCATTTTTATTTGCCCAAGCTCTAGCAGAATTCCATTTATCTTGATTTTTTTGAAATGTTAATACCTCAACATTATATCTTTGTATTGCTTTTTGTGTTTTTTTATTAGGCATTTTTGGAGGTATTGTTTGATCTAATGGTTTTATTTCAATTATATATCTTTTTTGTTCTCCATTTTTATCATTTACTATAAAATTCACATCAACATAATATCTATGCATTTTATTATCGACTTGTGATCTATATGGTATTATAATACTTTCGCTAGCCCATTCAATAATAGATGGGTTATTGTCTAAAAAATAAAAAACTCTATGTTCCCAACTACTTCTATAAATTATTGGGAATGTGCCTTTATATTTATCTTGATTAGTGGCATTATATTTTCCTTGCTTCCATGAACTGTTTTTCATTATTAAAATCCTTAAAAACTATATTAATCTTATTTATTTTTATTTTTACATATAATGTTGAAAATGATATAGTTCACAAAATATTTTAAGGAAAAAAGTATAAATAAAGTAAATATATTAAAAAATGAGGTTACAAATATGGCAATTAAGACTTTTGAAAGGGAAGTTAAAAAACTTTCTTCCGAATTTACAAATCTTATTGAAAACTATAATTTTGAAGAATATGACTTTCATTCGATAAGACAAACATTGCAGGATTATATTGAACAAACATATCCAAATTATAATGATTATTTTAGATCTGATTATGTTATGATGTTGATAGAGCTTTTTGCCTTCTATGGAGAAATGATGGCCTATAGAGTCGATATGAATATGAATGAAGCATATTTATCTACTGCAAAAGATAGAAGAAACATTATAAAAATAGCGGATATGTTAGGATATAAATATGATAGAATTGAACCATCTGTTTCAATTGCAAAAATAAATATCACCAATGATGTTGGTGGCTCATTTTTATTGACTAAAGTTAAAAAGCACAACACAATTGATGATATTTTATCAAAATCTAGTGAGATAACTTTTGAATTAGCTGAATCAGAAACAGCAAAATATCATCAATATAAATTAGATTATTTATTAAAAAATGTTACAGCAGAAGATTTTATGAATACTCTTAATAATGTGTTTACTAAATTGAAAGATTACAATTATAATGATAATATTAAAACAAAAAGAGTTTTTGAAGATACTTTTGAATATTATGAAAGAAGTATTTTTGTTGATAAATTTCAAATGGGATTTACACCAAATTCCAATATTTATGTAACCTATGCCGGTTCTACAAAAATGTTTGAATTACAAAATCTTAAATTTGACAATGTACTTTATTTTAATACTGAAAATACAGTAGATGCATTAACATATGATGTAAATAATTTATATAGTAACATAGTTGAGTTAGGTTTTGAATTTGTTTTGAAATATGATAAAGGTGGAAATATAATTGATAAAAATGTTTATATGTATATACCTATAGTACAAGGTGGAACATTTACTAGGGAAATAAATTTTACAAAAACCGTAAAGGGTTTTAAAACCATTGCATTTGAAAAGAATATTTTTAACAATCCTACTTTGGTTAGACAATATGACACAAATAATAATATAATCAGAACTTATTATCAAGTTGATAATTTAAATAATCATACATATAAATATGCCTATGAAGTTAATAACACACCAGAAGGACATTTAGAATTAATTTTTGGTGATGGTAAAAATTCTGAGGTGTTGTTACCTGCTACAAAAACATTATTATTTTATAGAAAAAATGAATCTAATTCAGATGAACTTTTTAATGTTAAAAATGCTGATTTACCTACAATTTCACTATTGATAGAATATTATGATAATCATATTAATAAAACACAAAAAATGAGTTTACCAATTTATATGTTGTATAAATTTAGCGCTGATGGTGGACTATCTGCTGAAAGCAATGAAGAAATCAAATATATGGCTAGAAAACTTAGAAGTGTTCAGGATAGATTCGTTACTGCTGCAGATTATGAAACTGCAGGTATGTTGCACCCAAGGGTCAAATATTCAACAGTTATTTTAAGAACCTATATTGGTAAAAATAGTGCAAGAATGTCAAATGAATTTTTAGATGTTTATTTCGATTCGTTAAAAAATCCAATAGATACATTTCAAAGTATAGAACCTACAACAAACAAAATAATAGATACCTTTATTATTGCTAGTACTGCATATTTTACGGAATCATCTGTGAATGATATGTATGATTATATAACATTTAATGAAACTAAAGATGCCTATTATTTTGAAATATTTGATGTATCTACCATAACTCCAAATGAGTGGTTTAAATATCCAGAAAAAATCGTTTCAGAAAAGAGTAAAGGTACTGTACTTAAAATAACAAATGNTGTTATAACTTCAGAAATTATTGAAGAAATTGTGAATATTAGTAATATTAATAATATATTACCTTTGGAACATAGTATTACTGCAGTANCATTTTCTGGATGTACACCAAAAAATATAAATTTAAAACTAAGTGTATCAACACAATTGGATAGATTGGTAGTAGAAAATAGTATTGATCAAGAAAAAGAACACATATTAAAAAGTTTTAATAAACTTTTTTTAGATTATAATATAGCAAATGTAAAATTGATTTCTATAAGTGATGGTTATTCACTTTCTTTAACTTACACAACTAAAGCAATAAGATTGCCAGAAAAGGATTTATCATTTGTATGGACACATTATAAATCAGATGATTTATATATAAATCCAAGTAAATCAAATATTGTTGAAATATATGTGACTGGTGTTAAAAAGGATTTAAAAAAGAATATATCCTCATATGAAGCACTTACTAGTTCAGAAATTAATAAATTAATATCCGATATTAATACCAGGAAAATGATTTCTGATATAGTACAGGTATATAATTCTAGTGTATATACTGTTGAAATTGCCATAAAAGTATATAAAAATACAAACACAAATATAACCAATGAATTATTGAGATCTAAAATAGATAAAGAGATAGATAAGTTTTTTGATATTGTTAATATCCCATTGGGTAAACATTTTCATATGTCTAAATTGATAGAATGGTTACATAGAAATATTCCAGAAATACAACATATTGAAATGCTTGTTGATGAAAAGGGTGATAACATAACTCCATCATCAACACTGAATACTTTAGGTGAAAGAATAGTTTATACCCAAATTGTTGAGAAAAAACAGGAAATAAACAACAATTATTCGTCTGTTAGAAGAATAAGTATAATTTGATAAATACTATATATAAAAGAAAGAGGATTAGATTAAATGCCCAATTTATTAAAATCATTGCCTAGAGAAATTTTTGAAAAAGAAGACTCAAAGTTTATTTATAATGTATTAAATCCATTATTATTTGATAAAATAAAGGATACTGACAGTGATACAACACTAAGTTATACTGTCGGTGAACTTTTAGATAAAGATATTAATTTAAGAGGTCAGTTTGACACAGATTTCATTTTACCATTTAATATAAATTCTAGAGAATTTCATGTTTATATGTCTAATGACCAAGAAAAACAAAAAATTGAATATTTTGGAAATAAAAAATTAGTAATGGACTTGGATAATCTTAAAGATTATATATTTTTTTACTTTGGTGTTGAAGGATATGGTTTTTTAAGACAAATAATTGAAAAGTATTATTTTATAAGTTATGAATATGACAAAAATAGAGAACTTTATGAATTTAATTATGCAAAATATTTAAAATCTATGGATATTAAAAAGAAAAAAATTTTTAAAGGTACTTATGAACATTTCAAAAAATTGTATGATGAATTTCAAGTATTAAAAGATGAATTTGATATTCTACTATCTGTTATACACTATTATAATTTAGTTCCATATACTAAAATAGTTGATATTTTTTCTAATGAACTTAGTAAAAAATTCAAAATAAAAACATTCGATTCGAATATAGTTTTTGCAAATAGTAAATTATTTTCTTATTTAGAAATGAATATAACGTACAAAAAACAACAAACAAAATATACATTTTCTGGAAAAAATATTATTGAATCGGTTGATGTAGCCCCAACACATATTTTTGAATTGATAGCTTTATTTGCTATGGAAATTGATTCATTGAAAGTTAAATATGATTCATATTTATCCTTATTAGTTGATAATGGTAATGGATATGCACTAGAAAAGAGTGAATATAAAAAATTAAAAAACAACGTTTTTAAACAAATAACCTTAGATTTGGATAGTGATAATTTAACATATTTTGTAAATGAAGAAAAAAATGAGCTTGAAATTTATTTGTATTTTTCTCAAGAATTTAGAATTGAAGAATCAACCGTCCAATTGATAATAAATGATAAAATAATTTATCCTTCTATTCATTCTTTAGCAGGCTATATTGGTTATGGATATACACTGTTTGAGTATTTTGATGAAACAACAAAATATTATAAAATTACTGTACATGATTATTTCTTTGAAACTTTGGATAATGAAAATTCAAATTATGAGATTAATGACATATTGGTGAGATTTGATGCGGTAGCATCGATTTATCAACATCCAAAAAATCCTCAAGAACTTAATTTAGATACCAATGGATTTTTAGATAATTTTATCATATATAAAAAGAATATAGAAACCGGTTTTTATGAGAATATTAACATACCCTTCAAGATTAAAGTTGGGATTGATGAAAAAGAAGAAAGATATTCAAGGTTATATGAATTTTTAGGAATTAATGATGTAACCCATAATGATTTAATAAGTTGTTCTGATATAATAATAGGATGTTATGAATATGATTATGTTTATGAACCTAAATTATATGTAGATTTTTTTAAATATAATAAATTTAATGTATATTTTAGATTTAATACTATAATGCAATATGTTTTAATAGATGATGTTATGAATGAGAATTTTGAATTACAATATTATGATAAAATTATGGATGACTCATATAGTACCAATATTAATAAAAATATTATTATGTATGATGGTAAAACTTATAGAAAATTGTATGATGACATTGATTATATGCGATTAATAAATCCTTATAATGAAACAAATTACGCATATATTTCAAAAATAACTTATGACATGTATAAAACTAAGGAGCATACATCTCCTATTTTAATTGATGGAATCATTAATAAAATACCATTTAAAGATAATCTAAAATACTTGGATAAAACTAATTTTGATATAAACAGGAATGCCCTATTTTTTATGGTTGATGGTAATCAAATGGTTGTTCCATTGAATGAAGATGGTCTTTCACGAGGTCTTAATTATGAGAATTTAAATTATAATAGTTTCACACAACAATTGGAATATAATAATACTGAATTATGTAGTAGTGGTTTTAAATTAACTAATGTTGGAATATATTTAAGAAATAAAACCGCTGACACTTTTGATAAAATAGAGGCATCAAGAACAATAAAATTACATAACAATAATATTAATAATGTTATATTTTATGATATATATGAAATGTCTCCATGTATTATTATTAAAGATAAAAAATTTAAAATAAATAATTTGTATATTGATACATATAAAAATGCTTTGAAACATCCATCAAATGTGTTGTTTATAGAGTCAAAATACGGGATTCCAAGATACAAAACTATAGATGGTATTATTAGTGATGTTAATATATTTGATGATGATAAAAACAATAATAAATTAACTTATAATGTAGATATGTTAGAATTGATTTATACCCATACTGAACATGAATCATATACTATGCATTTAACATTGTTATCTAGTAAACAAACTTATCATAGACAAACAGGAATGAATTCGTTTTCTATATTTTATTCTGGTAATGTGATACCAGAAAATTCAAACAAAACATTTTTTGGTAGAGAAAATATATATAATTCTATGCATATTTCCGATGATATTTATAATATTGGTAGAAGTCAAGATGTATTTAATAATACTCAACATCACAATTTATTAGGAGAACAATTAGATTTAGATGTAGCAGACGCAACACAATATAATATGGAAGAAGAGTCATATTTGATGTTTAAATCTGCAACAGCATCATTGAAAGGATTAGAAACATATCTTAAATCAAATCTTAAATCTATATCACAAGATATGGGTGTATCCCCAGTTTATTTGGTTCAAAGAAATAGATTTATTTCAGAATGGGTAAAAGTCTCAAGTGTGTTGCCTAGTTCTATCTGGGCTAAAGACGCTCTTAAGGATTTAGTTGCCGATTTAATGGAAACAAAATTGATCAATAATAAATATGATGATTTAATTGATGTGTTTAAAAATAATGAATATGAAAAATTTTCTTTAGATACAAATAATATACACAATATTTTAGTTCATTATATACTTAGATTTTTGGAAGAAGATTATTTGTTAGAGGATTTTTCTTATTTTCTTTTACATACTATTTGGATTGATAATAATAGAAAAAAAATAGTCGATTTCATAATGATGCATAGCAATGAACAAACGAAAAAATTAATATCTTCAATGAGATTTGAATCTAAATATGAAAAAGAACAATTATTTTATATTTTTACGAATGAATTAGAAAAAATCAAAAAAGAAACTATAGATTCATACACCCCACTTTCTAATTATTCTGATTGGAATAATTATATTGAAAATAATCATGTTAAATTTGATAAACCATTTAAATATGATGTTTTGGATATTAGTGAATATATTACGATGTCGGTTGATTGGAAATATCCTATTATATTGATTAGACCATTAAATGATGATGGTGTATTTACAAAAAGAGATTATAGATTTATAGATCTATCTATAGCTACAAATTCACAAATAACCTATGATGATAATTATAATGAATATATTGATGATGTTAAAAATAAATTAAACAAACAAATCAATTATTTAGATACAACATTAAGAATACTTAATGAAATATCACTTGAAGATGGTTTTGATTTTTTAAGTATTAATTTGGTTATTGTTAAATGGGTGGTTGAAAGATTTTTACCAAATTATATATTACACAATAATGTTGATGATTATAATATTTTTGTTGATATTATTAAAAATGAATTAAGAAGCGCAGACCATCCAAATATGATAGTATCATATAATAAAATTAAAGATCATGTTATATTAGGTGATTTGGGATTGGATGTTAATAGTATATATGGTTCAATTGTTACTGGTGGATTTATTACAAATTCAACTATAAGATTGGATATAGTAGAAAAAATTGAATTAGAGTATCTTGATAAAATTAAAAAACCAATTGAACATTATTTTGATTTTTTATTTGAAAGTGAAAAATATGATATTATTACTAAAGTACTCGCACTATTTACAGAAGATGTAATAGCAACATCTATGATTGATTTATCTATGGCTATTAATATAAAAAATAGTAATGGTGATAAAACATTTGATATATATGAACAAATGATCACCGATATTTTTGATGAATTTTTACCATTTCATACAGTACTTGATAAAATCATATTTAGTATTAAAATTATGGAAATGAATTCAGTTGAAGCTATTGGAAAACAACTTGATGCAAATGTTATTGATAGTACAATGATAGAAATATTTACACATTTCATAGAGAAAATAAGAATTCAAACCCTTGATAATTCTATAATGTTTTCAAGAATTAATATATTGTTTCCATCTGAGGGATTAAAACTTTGTATTGGTTATGATGAAATGCCGTATGATTATGATAGATTAATTAAACCTGCAGGGCATGATTCAATGTTATCTGTTGATGATGATTATGGGGTTGATGATGAGTGGTATGTTATTAACAGAGATATGTGGAAAGTTAGACCGGAAAATGTTTATACCCCACCAGAATTCGCAGAGTTGCTATGGTTATGTATCCCTGATAATGAATTTGAAAAAGTAACTGATGTATATATTGATGAGTATTTCCATATAAAAGAGAGTATATTTGAAAAAGATTCAAGAATTGAATCTCATTTTGTGGATTTATTACCGGTGATAGATATTTTACAAGGTGTTGATGAGAGTACCGAATTAAATGTTACTGAAGATTATCTTATTAATATTGATTCATCATTCAATATTAGATTTTATAATATTGATGAAATCGCTCACGATGAGATGGCTCATGATGAATATATTGGTCCTGAAGATCAAACCTCATTAATTGATATGAGAGAATCAATGTATCAACATATTATTCATGATTTCTATGAAAAATTAAATATATCTGTTATGGATAGTATATGGACTGATATTACTATTCTATATGATATAGATGATATTCCTGGACACGATGAATTTGGGGTTGATGAATACTACCATCAAAGAGGACCAGATACATTGGGTCAAGAAATTTCTACAATGGTTTATGATGAATTGTTACATCAAGGATTCGGTATCAATGTTGTGGATATGAGTGATATTTCATTGGTTGATGCAGCTATAGCAATAACTGTTAGTAATGATTATAAAACATTAATATTGAATACAGTTGTGGATACTGTTGTTTTTATAAATGTTGATATTTGTATAAACAGATTTATTGATACTTATGGTCAAAGTTTAATTTATGGACATGATGAATTTGCACTATTGATGAATTTTATCATGATTCTGCAGATTTAAACAGAATGGCTAATAGTATCTCCACCATGTTTTATGATTCACTTACAGTAATTAAAATTGATTTTGGTTTTATGAGAATGTTGTCCATCGATCCATATCAAGAGTTGATAAACCAAAAATTTTATAGAGCAAATCAAAGAGGTTCAGAAGCAGAAAAAACAAAAATTAGAGATTCATTCACAAGTGATGTTAGAATATTTAGTAAAGATTTTTTAAGAGTTGGTTTATTAGAAATGTATATGATAGATTTTGTTTCTGAAGCAAACAGAAGAATTATATATGACAAAATTGAAGATGAATCTTGTGGAGAATTTTTTGCATCAATATTAACTGATTCGTTAGTGAAAAGACATATTCACCACGATTTCAGGGAAAATATTTTGGCAGTTGATAAATATGCTGGTATTATCGATGATGTTGTGATTTTAAATATATATGGTGTTAAAGCCGGACAATTTGAGAGAGATGCATTATTTAAATTGAGTATAGGTGATAGTGTTAATACTGATATAAAAATTAAACACTCTGTTGAAAGAACACTGACAAAATTTGATAAAGATTATATAAAATCAATTAAAATAGATGATGAGCATGAAACACTATATAAACATATGGAAAAAGAATTAAAAGTTAATTTTTATGATACTTTGGAAACATTTTATGCATTTGTAAATAAATCTACTATCAAAACCTCAGAATATACAGTATCATCATTAACACAAACTAATAATGAAAAAAATAAAACCACTCTATTTGAGAAGATTCACTATGGACAAAGAAAAATATTTGAAATAGATGGTATGAAACTTAATATCTCAGATAAGTTACTTGATGTTTGGGCAAGTAAAATTTATAATGATTCATTGGTTGTTTTATCATTAGATAGTAAATTAGCAACAGAAATTCTGTCAGAATATACATTTAATATGGAAAGAGTATTACAACCGCATGATGAATATGGACATATGGGATATACGCCGGATTCATTAGAAAGAAGCATAGATTCTAAATTAACAGACTCATTGATTCAAAGTTCATCAGAATTATATTTTGAAGGAATTAGTAGTAAACTATATGATGGTGTGATGCAAGATATTCACTATTATTTTGGGGATATTATATCTGTTTATATCAGTGATTCATTACACACCTATATTGATATAGTTAAAAAACCTTGGATTTGGCCTGATTTCGATGAATTTGGACATGATGATTATCCACATATGTACCATGGTGAATATGATGATTTTGGTATAACTACAGAGATAAAAGATAAAATGAAATTAGATGCCTTAGTGTTATTATATGACGCTAATGCATTGATTGAGTTTAGAGAAAGAATATTTGTTGGTTATGACACTGAAATTAGTAATGCTTTATTAAGTGCTTCTTTGAGCGATTCTATTAAAATAATAAGCGTTTGTTTTTCGGATAAATTAAGTATAATGAGTACTGATAATACTGATATTCATAAAAACATCGTAGAAGATTGTAATAATGTTATTATGAGTGATACTGTATGGTATAGTTATAAATTAAGAGATGATAATCTTGGAGTACACACATCAGATTTTATTGACATATATGAAGAAGACGCTATAGAATTTAAGATTGATTTACTATCAGGTACTATTAAAGATTGGTTATATTATGAATATCAGTTTGATGAAGGTAAAGTTAATATATCATGTAGTGATAGTATGCAATATGACTATGGAAATTCATTTGTTGAATCATCAAATATTACTTTCAATGAAAAATTGATTATTGTTGCAGAAAAAAGTTTATTTTTAAGCATTGACAAACTTAACACTATTATCACTGATAAAGTGCTTATTGATGATAATAGTACTATTGATAAAACAAAAAATAAAGATATGTTAATAGTATCTATTACAGAAACTTTAAGATATGGTAATGGTAAATGGTTTAATGACGCGTTTAGAATTTATACTAACAATAGATTGAGTATATATGATGGTGATATAACCTATCCAACTGACTTGATGGTATCAGTAGCTGATATTTTTCATGAAGTTACAATAGTTAAACCATTCAAGGATAATTTAAAAACATTAACATATGAGAGAATGAAATGTGGTTTAATATTTAAAGATTATGCGAATATATCAATATTTAAATCTGATTACATATCTATGGAAAGAAATTGGTTGATAAATAGATATGGTGTGGATGATGTTGTTCATGATTATGTTGGATATGCATATTTGGATGATTCAATAGAAAATTCCACCACTGTTAGTTTTATGGATGACCTAAAAATTTTTAATACTTTATTATTTACTGATGGTTTGGATATTGTATGTAATGACAATCTTGTTATTGGTCTAGAAACAACACCATCAGTTAATTGTAAAAAATCTGATGGTATAGTAATAACGAATACAGATAATTTATTATATGGTGATGGTATTTATAATTATTTGTGGGATGAAAAAGAATGGGAACATTTTGGTTATACAGTACCATATGAGCAATGGAATGGTTTAGTACCACATGATGAATTTCCATATGATGAAATGGAACATGAAGAACAAGGTGTTGATCTTGCACATATTGTTACAGGAGTATCAGATAATTTATTATATGGTTTTGATTTTTTATTCAAAGAAACACTAAGTGTGGTTTCAAAGGATCTTAATGGTTTTGAATCATGGGGATATACAAGTGTATTTACTGATAGGACTAACATTTCTGTTGATAGTAGATTGGAATTAAATTATACTGAAAGTGATGAGAAGAATAAATCTAGTTTAATATTTAAAGATTCTGCGAATATATCCATATTTGAATCTAAATACATATCTATGGAACGAAATTGGTTGATAAATAGATATGGTGTGGATGATGTTGCTCATGATTATGTTGGATATGTATATTCGGATGATTCAATAGAAAATTCCACCACTGTTAGTTTTATGGATGACCTAAAAATTTCTAATACTTTATTATTTACTGATGGATTGGATATTGTATGTAATGACACTCTTGTTATTGGTCTAGAAACAACACCATCGGTTAATTGTAAAAAATCTGATGGTATAGTAATAACGAATACAGATAATTTATTATATGGTTTTGATTTTTTATTCAAAGAAACACTAAGTGTGGTTTCAAAGGATCTTAATAGTTATACCGAAAGGGATGAGAATAATGATAGTTTAATATTTAAAGATTCTACGAATATATCAATATTTGAATCTAAATACATATCTATGGAAAGAAATTGGTTGATAAATAGATATGGTGTGGATGATGTTGTTCATGATTATGTTGGATATGCATATTCGGATGATTCAATAGAAAATTCTACCACTGTTAGTTTTATGGATGACCTAAAAATTTTTAATACTTTATTATTTACTGATGGTTTGGATATTGTATGTAATGACAATCTTGTTATTGGTCCAACAGTCCTTAATGATGGTATAGTAATAACGAATACAGAACACTTATTATATGGTAATGGAATTTATAATTATTTGTGGGATGAAAAAGAATGGGAACATTTTGGTTATACAGTACCATATGAGCAATGGAATGGTTTAGTACCACATGATGAATTTCCATA